AACTGCAACAGGAAGAAGTGTATTAGGTGCCGCAACGAGTAATATGCTACCAGACTTTCAATCATTACAAGATGCTTTCAATATGGGATTGAGATCAGAGGGCGCACAAGTCGCAGCATTGAGATTATCTAACAAGTTAAGTCCTGAAGTTCAAGGTGCAATCGAAACTACTACAGGCATTGCACTTAATCCTAATAGAAGATCTACTCTACGGGGTATTGGGGTTAGACAATTTAGATTCACCTTTAAGATGATCCCAGAGTCTCCAGAGGAAGCTCAAGAAGTAAAAAAGATTGTACAGTTCTTTAGAGAAGAGATGTACCCAGACACTTCCGATGATGCTTTGTCCGCAGCTCTTAGATTTCCTAGTAAGTTTAAAATAAAACTTTTGTATGATAACAAAAAAGTTGCTACAAGAATTTTGCCATCATTCTTAGCATCTGTGGATGTTGTATATAATTCAACTGGAATGGCTTTTCACAAAGACGGCGAGTTTCAAGAAACTGATATTTCTCTATCGTTTATAGAAGAACGGGCATTGACTAAGAGAGATGTCTTGGAAGATGCAAGAGACTTAAAGCCAGATTACTATGAGAGAGTAACTTAAATGTCATTTTTTAGAAACTTCCCGATTGTAAATTATAATTTCGGTTCCGAAACATCCAAAACCGCCTTTCAGAACTTGACCGCATACATCGATCTCATTGATCAGGTTGCTGATGATGCGTCTTATTATCAAAAGTATTATATTAAAGACTATACACGACCTGATGTGCTCTCATATGAATTGTATGGTACTACAGACTTCTATTGGATGTTTTATCTTCTAAATGAAAAACTGAGGGTTCAGGGGTGGCCTTTGAATAGCAGTGATGTATTTTCCTATGCGCAAGAAGCCTATCCTAATATTACAATTCTAACACAAGAACCTATGTGGGGCGAATTTTATGTGGGAGATATTATTGCGGATAGAACAGACGACGATGAGTTTGGTAGTACATATAAAGCTAGAATACTTGAAAAGAACTATGACTTAGGGCAAATTATCGTAAAGCCTATTGTTGATGTTAAATCTATAACTATTGTTAATGGTGGGACTGGATATACATCGACACCTAAAGTGACTATAAGTGGTGGCGGTGGTACAGGCGCAACTGCACAGGCCGTTATGTCATTCTTAGATCCTCAAGGCAACCCTCAAATATCTCAAACGATTCAATCCATAGCCATTTTGAATGGCGGAGAGGGTTATACTAGAGCGCCTGATATTATTATTTCAGAGCCTAATGTTCCAAGTGGTACGCAGGCCACCGCAACGGCTGCTATTTCTGCAACTAGAATTCCACAATCTACAACAATCTATTCTCAAAAGAACCAACCAGATGTGAAGCTATGGGATGAAGAGACGGTTAGATCTTTGATTACGAGTAGCCAAGAGCTACAATACAATTCGCCTCATCACTATGAGGATGCTGACGGTAATATCGTTGACTTGGATATTACTTTGAATGGTGGTGTTGAGAATGGAGTTGTTCCGGGTAAGACTGTAATATCACACCTTACTAGGCTACAGAATATTAATGAGGATTTACGGCTAATTAAAATCTTTAAACCTAATGTTGCCAGTCAGATAAATGCAGAATATCAAAAGCTGTTGAGAAACTAGCATGGCGGGAATAGTATCAGCAGAACAATTACGGATTATTAACATCCGTTTGGATTCAGAGAGATTTAATAGACCTCTGTTTATTTCCAATGCGGGTGAGTCTTCTGGTATTGTCATAGAGGCTAATATCTACGAAGATTTGTCAAAGCCATTTCTTACTGGTGATATTATCATTCAAGACGATCAGGACATCTATAGACTTGCAGACATATCAGGAACAGAAAGAATTATAATCGATTTCGAATCTCCTGATATGTCAGGTGATGTTATCACTATTAACTTTATTATAAGTGAGGTTAGTGATAACATCAAGTATAACGACTTTGCCGCTGTGACTATTTTCTCATTGGTTGAAGATGTGAAGTATTTAAATGACTTGAATAGATTTAGTAAAGCATATACAGGCACGGGTGAAGAAATAATCAGATCCATACTATCAGATAAGATGTCTCGTGAATTGGTTGTCGAAAGTTCTGTCAAGTCGAGTCAAAAGACATTCAGATACATTGTACCCAATCTAAATCCATTCTCTGCGATTAAAAATATATTGAGAAAAATGACTACTGATACAGGTATGCCGTTCTTTTTATATTCGGCTATAGTTGATGATAAATTTTACTTGACTGATCTTGAAACCATAATACAACAAGAGTCTTTCAATAAAGATAGACCTTTTATATACGATCAGAACAATACTGTCAAGAATGATATTGAATCTCAAGCAATTAATATTACGTCATACGAAGCTAATCTTTTAGATGACACTTTAACATTAGCCAAGATGGGCGGAATTGGATCTAAATATGAATCCATAAACGCAACAAATGGACAAGGTTTTGAATATCACATAGATATGTCAAAGCATTTCGCAGATTTAGTACGAGCAGAGTTGTTTCCAAAAACCCAGAATTTTATTAGTTTTGATAAAGAATTTATTGCTGATCCTAATGGGAATAATCCAATTCCAATTACCCAATATAATTCAAAGATAACTTCACGAATTATAACAGAGCCTTATAGCGGTGGGGTGAATGGGTTTAATCAGGAATCCTATGCTGGACAAGAGACGCTCTATGTTATTAGAGATGGTGTACTGCATCATTTGTTGAAAAATACATACACAATCAATCTACCGGGTCTTTTGTTTTCACTACGAAACATTACCACTTGTGTTGGGCATCCTATCAAATTGAATATATATAAAAACGACATAAGTATTGGATCAAGTGATAAGATTGATCAAAAGAGATCTGGAGATTATGTTATTCTAGCCAAAAGACATTCATTTGATGTTGCAGGTGAAAGGCATAATGTTGCTTTGAAATTAAGTCGTATTGCTCAACCGGAGATCGTAAAATGAACGAATATTATGGCGACAATACTAGATGGTTTGTTGGTCGTATTATCAATGATCAAGACCCCGATGAGCTTGGGCGGTTTCAGGTTAGAGTCCATGGGGTTCATTCTAGTGATGTTGAGGACCAATATTTGCCTTGGGCCGAGACAATGCTTCCTACGACAGAGGGTGGTGTATCTGGTATTGGTCGAATAGCCCAAATAAAAAGAAGTGCTCTTGTATTCGGGTTTTTTCTTGATGGTAAACAATCACAAAATCCTATTATCTTAGGTTCAATGAGCCATGTTGCCCAACCGTCCACAACGCAGGTTAAGTTCGCTGCAGAGGGTGGGCGCATAGACTTACTTGATCCTGCAAGTATTGGTAAAGAAGGTGTACTGATAAGTCAACAACAAAAACAAATCTATAAAGATGGTGCAGCGAACCTAAGAGAGCTTAGAGTTTTAACAATGGATATTCTAGTTTCTAATGGACTTCCTGTGAAATCAGCGGCAGGTGTTTGCGGTAATATTGAGATTGAAAGCAATTTTAATCCTAATGCAGAATTAAAAAATGAAATTGAACATTCTCTTGGTATTGCACAATGGAATAAAAGATGGAACCGTTGGCAACGACTTGAATCATATGCCGCAGAGTTGAATGAAGATCCCTTTGATTATTTTTTACAAATGAAGTTTTTAATTTTTGATATGAAGACTGGTGGTATTCATAAATGTTGGGAGCATTTAAGAAACCCTGCTAACATTTCAAACTTCGATGGTCCTAAAAATGAAAAGAACTCGACTTGGTATTTCTTTGATGTATTCGAAAAAGCAGACCCTGCAAAATATGTCTATAAAAAAAGATCAAGGCCGGGGGCTGCCAGAGTAGCCTTTGAAGACTATAAGGCATCTTTGATATCTTCAGCAGAGAATAATTACATTTCAGCGAGTGCAGGTTAGTATGAGTAAAAAAGATATATTACAAGGCGCTTTGACAGGAGTAGCAAATCTTCTTGATTTGACTGATGCTGAAAGAAAGTCTAGACAGCTAAGAGAATTAGATGCCGCCGCCAACAGCTTCAAATATGTTAAAAGTGAAACAGTTGCAAATGGTTTCAAAACTGTAACAAGTGGGGTGACTGATGTTGTCAGTCAGATCCAAGGTTCTGTTCCTGATCAAGCATCGTATGCTTTGGGTGTCGTTCAGCTAGACAAGTCTGCTGCGAAATCGGAGTTAGTAAAGGTTGTGAGTGCGCCTGATAAGTCGGACTTTACCGCTATTACAGGAAATTCAAAACTTTCGGGTAATGGGTTTCTTGATGTTAGTATATCAGCTCCATTTCCAGAAGCAATAGCAGAAGTGGTGCAAACTACGACTAATTTAAAGCCAGATCAAATAAAAGCTGTTGTGAATAAAAATATTAACACAGAACTTTTTACTGATGGGACGTTGGATACTGTTTTGGGTGATGTGATAAAATCATCCAACTCTATCTCTAATGTTTTAAATACTAATATTACGTCTATTGTTGGCAACACCAATATTTCATTGGGAAAGGTTGATTTCGGATTTGGATCTTTATTGGAAAACTTAGTAGAGCAGGCGTTTCAGCCTACAAAGGTTAACTTAGATTCTATTGCAAGAATTGGCGATGTTGTAAAAACTGTAAGTAATCAAGATCTACAAAAAATAGTTCGACTCAAAAAGCAAGGAAAAATTGAAGAGGCGGCTGATATATTACAGAAGTATTCAGACAGTCCTAGAAGCATTTTAATTGCGACTGTTAATAAGATTGACAACAGAGCGTCTAAAGTATTGGAACCTGAACCTTTAGCTATTGACATACCAACTAGCAGAACTGATAACTTTGTAAATATTTGGAGAGAAGCTTTCACTGATATTTATGGAACTAAGATATTTTCACCTGTTATCAGAACTGTTGAGATTGAAACGGAGTTGGCAAATCTAAGGAGAGAAGTCACAGAGGTAGTCGTTCAGGCGGGTGGTGTTGAAGAAGGCCATTATACGATAGAGGATTTGCACAGAGTTTTTGTGGAAGAATATGAAGTCGGCTTTATTCCACATTTTTATATCACAAAGTATGGCGTAATACATAGAGGTAGGCCATTAGAAGTTGAAACTTTTGATGATGATATAAACAAGGTGCCTAGATCAATTAGGATACTTCTAGAAGCAACTCGTGCGCCCTTGGCGTCTAAAACTATGAGAGAGTTTAAGAAATTGTTGGGTTCTATTTACAGAGCAAAACCCGGTATTCAAGTTTTTGGGTTTAACCAAGTTGTACCCGGTGAAGAGAACCCATTCTTTGATGTGCCCCGCTACATTAAAAATACCTTTGATAAGTATAATGTACCCGACTATAATCCATCTAAAGACGCCCCGCTGACTCAAAAAGAACTCATAGATCGTAGAGGATGATATGGTTAGAATTACTGAAGAATATCTAAAAAATCTTGGTGGGGCGAAGAGTGAGAATGCACCTGAAGATCCTTCGGGGCAGTTTCCTACGACACCATATTTTTATTCGCAGAACATATCTAAAGAAGCCCGTGGTGTTGATAGAAATGACTTAGAATTCTTTTCACATTGGCCCGGGATTGAGTTGAATACAGGCGATAAGGTTACAAGTGAGTATCCAAAAAATCAAGTATCACAGACAGAGAAGGGTCATGTATGGGAAGTTGATGACACTGATGGTAATGAACGTATACTGATCAAACATTCTGAGGGAGCGGGGATTGAATTAAAGCCTGATGGTAGTGTTGTTGTATCCTCCAAAACTAATAAAGTAGAAGTTTGCGGTGGAGACAATAGTGTTATTGTTGAAGGTGACGCTCAACTCGTTTATAAGGGTAACTTATCCATTAAAGTAGTTGGCGAGTTTAATGTAGATTGTCTCGATTATAACGTAACCGTGAATGGAAATAAAGTAGAAACTGTCATAGGCAATGATAAGAAAACAGTCGGTAGTAGCATGGAAACCTCAGTTACTGGTTCTATCGCAACATACTCCACTGGTTCTGTGACTGATATATTTCTAGGAGGGCATCAGCATAATGTCAAAGGTGATTACAATATTAATGTTAACGGTAATGTTGGTTTTTATTCCAGCGGTGAAATGAATGTCACATCAGAAGATTATGTTAACATAGCTTCAGATAATGTGACGGCTTCGGCAAATAATATGACTATACAGGGTGGCAATGGAGTAATAGGTGGTGACAGTATTCACATCAAAGGGCAAGAAGCATCATTCGAAGGAAGTGTAGAAGCGCCTAACTTTTATGGTGACTTAATAGGTAAGGCCAAGTTTGCTGCACTAGCGGACAAAGCAACAGGTGCAAATACAGCAGGATCATTGGGTGGTAGTGGAACTGCATCTTATCCTACAGAAATATCCGAGCCTAGTTTTGTAGAACCTACAACAAGTAAAGTTACAAATTATTTAACTAAAGCCGCTGGTGGTATTCGTAAGGTTATCATCGATAAGGGTGACTACATTAAGAACTTTATCGATAAGTCTGGTAGGTATGACGGTGTATCAAACGGATATATGACACCCGCCAAGGCTAGATCTAAGTTACGAGATGGTTCTAACTCATCCAATCAGAATTTTGTGAGCACACTGCTCAAAGAAAACTTTATTTGTGCTGAGTATAACAATCCAACACCAAAGCGGATTGGTAGAACAATCAAACAAGAGTCTACACCCATACTTAGTAATACACCAAAGGATATCTACACACCACGGATTGCAGCAACATATGTTCCTAAGTACGAAGTAGGAAACATTGTTCCTGAGTCGCAATACAATCCACTCAATCAAGATGACATCACTATTAAGACTGAGATTGCAAAAGGTATCACTATATCCAAGTTTTTGGGCAGTGAAGATTCGACCAACTTAAAGCATATCAGAGATAGTGAAGTCAAGCGTTCAATCGCCCAACATCTATACCTTCAGGCTCTTATCTTGAAAAGAATACAAGAGGATAATGAGTTGTTCAGAGGTATTAACTTAGTAGTATCTGAAGGTTTGTATCGGCCCGGACCCTCTGAGGTGATTACCAGTGGCGGGATAAACGACTTAAAATCAAAAGGTCGGGCAGTTGTATACAAGGCTGTTGATCAAAACGGTATTGAAGATCCACTAGCACTCTTTGATATTGCGGAGTTTCTAAAGGATTCGGTTTTCTATGAAGAAATGCGATTGTCTTACGATACTTTAGAATGTGATGGCTCGGGCCAGCCTGTACTAAAAGCACGTTTGATTATCATGATGCCATTGTTGGATGAGCAATGGAGAGCGACATTTAGTCGTAAAATCTCTACAGAATATAATAGAGAGTTGCTATCGGATGGTGAACTGATAGAGTGTCTCTTGGAATCTTTTGAAGATCTAGAGGAAAAGGCCATTACTAATTCGGCGGTCCCACCCTCTGATAATGTAGTAACTCATGCCCGTGGCCCCAACAGAAAGAATTGGCCAAATCAACAAATTGTAGATTCCATTGCGGCTGCTGTCAGAGAACTTGGTGTAGGATATTCTGCACAGATAACACCAGATGGTGGAAGAGCCTCTAGGGCTTCTGGAACACAAAACCATCCAATTGGAGAGGCTGCAGACCACTATCTACTACTAAATGGTAAGAGGATTAACCCATCTGATAATAGATCTTTGTATGTTCGTTACATTCGAATACTTGTACGAAATGCTAAGGCTCGTGGGGTTCGTCCCGGTATTGGTGGATACTCTTCATTTATTCATTATGATGAAAGTGTTTGGCGGCAAAATAAAGCTGGATCGGCAGGAACTTGGAACTCAGGTTTTGATATTTCCTTTGCAAAAGCCTTATAAATAATAGAAAAATGAGAAAGCACAATGGCAACCAATAGAGTTTTATCCAGAGAAGACGGCAATCTAGCAGCTTCCACTCTCATCACGAGTAGGCAGGTTGAATATAGTGACATCGATCTATTGTTTGCTGTAAATTCTAATGGTGTGCTATATAAGAAAAAGGATGCCGCCGCAGTCAAACAGGCGGTAAAAAATCTTATTCTTACCAATTATTATGAGAAACCGTTTGAGCTTTTTTATGGCGGTAATATAAGAGCGTTACTATTTGAACTTGCAGATGAAGACATTGAAGATGACGTAAGAGAGCAAATTGCATCTGCTATTAATGCGTATGAACCAAGAGCTCTAGTTAGAAACATTGACGTAAACTATCAAGAAGATAGAAATTCTTTATCAGTCACTATAGAGTTTCAAGTCGTAAACACAGAAGAAGTTGTGACATTCACAACATCCCTATCAAGGTTAAGATAAATGGCAACTACTATTAAATCCTCCGCATTAGATTTTGATAATATTAAAAGTAATCTTAAAGATTATCTTGCCAATAAAGATGAATTCAAGGATTATAATTTTGAAGCTTCGGGGCTTTCTAATATACTTGATGTGTTGGCATACAATACGCACCTAAACGCACTCATTGCAAACTTTGCTTTGAATGAATCATATCTACCCACTGCACAGTTAAGATCTTCTATTGTTTCTTTAGCAGAGGGAATTGGCTATGTTCCAGACACTAAAACTTCATCTCAGGCTAGAGTTAGATTAACTCTTAGTTCTAATGCCACCGGACGTAATACTGATATTAGTTTGCCTGCATATACTAAGTTTACTGGTTCTGTCGATGACGTAACTTATACATTTCAGACTGTGGAAGGCTTTTCGGCAGAGGATGATGGCACAGGTTTTTATGAGTTTAAAACTTCTGATGGCTCTAATCGTATTCCCATTTACGAAGGCACATTAAAAACTAAAACATTCCTTGTTGGTGAATACGAAGACAATCCAATATATGTAATTCCTGATAGCACCATTGACGCAGATACAGTCACTGTTAAAGTATATCCAACAGCGGCATCTAATGACTTTACCACATATCAGAACATTGTGAACTTAACAACTATT